ACACGTAGTTCTTCTAATAATCTTTTAGAATGAAAAGTAAATACTTTTTCTCGAATATACGACTCCATCTTTGCTATAACAAGAGGTCTTGTTTTAGCTGATGTAGTAAAGCCAGGAACTGTTTGATCAGAATCCATTTTAGCCATCCACTTATCTATATTCATTTCACCATAAGCGCGAGGTGAGTAATATAATTTATCATATCCTTTTTCAATTATTGTATTAACAACATCCCAACCAATATTAGCATTTTCTACTACAAGTAAAGCATTATTATATTCTGTAGCAACGGACACTAGCATATTTCCATAAGTACGAGTATCTATTTGTGATTTATATTCAGCCACTTGCTCACACGTCGTAGCATCGATAATATGGAAGGCAGAGTAGTCACTACTGTCACCGCGAGCAACATCAGCGCATACAATATACTGCTTACTATAATCAGGATAAGCCCAAATCCAAAAGTCACCACCCATAAAGCGGCGTTCAATAGGTTCTTGTATAAAAGTTTCTTCATAAAAAGATAATAAGTCAGGTTCAATTACAGAATTACCAGAACCTAAAAAGTCACAGTCATACTCCTGAGCAAATTCACGAGGTGACATATTTGCTCTTTCTCTTTGCTCCCAGTTCCCATCTCTATCAGGATGTAAATCCCATTTTAATTTGATTGCTTTAAAATCATTTTTACCTATTTCAGCCTCGGCATACATTTTATGAAACCAGTTACCTACACCATTTGGAGAAGATAAAGCAATAATTCCTCCACCAGTTGCAATTGTAGGTTTAATACTTGTGTATATTCTATCAATACCCTCAATAAACGCAGCCTCATCTACTAATAATAAAGATACTGCATAGGATCGACCTGCATCTGAAGCGGCTGATGTAGCTACTATTTGAGAGTTATTAGCTAATTTTAATGATAATTTATTATCTGAAACAGGTTTTTGATTACCTTTTAACCAGCTAGGTAGATTATTGTACATAAATTGTACTTTTTCAACCATTCCCTTAGCAGTTTCTTGTTTTGTTGCTATACAAAGTACTGTTTTATCTTTATTAAATAACATTGTCCACAATGAATACCCTGCAGATAATGTTGATATACCTAACTGACGTGATTTATTAATAATAGTAAATCGATGATTTCTAAAATCATTTAATACATCTTCCTGGAATGGATATAGATGGAACAATACTCTTCCCTTGATTGGGTGTGTGATATAACAGTATTTTCGGAAAAAATGAATTGGATCAGTGGCACATTTTATATACTCCTGTTTTATTATTTCCTTAATATTAGCTTGACTCATGTATATAAATATATAAAAAAGCCTGACTTACGGGTCAGGCTTTGTTTTCGCATCGGTCTAAGAATGCTAAACGGATTGTTCCTAAGGTAGAACTATTTTAAAAGAGTGTATGCTAATCCACCAATAATTATCCCAGCACCAATTTTAACAAACTTATTCTTAATTTTAAGTTTGTGGTTTTCTATTCTAAGAATATTATATTGTTGTTTCCAATCACCAATTTGTATTTGTTGATTACTAACTATATTTTTATATTTATCTTCTTTAGAAATAAACACAGTAATAACACTATCTTTATTTGCTATTCTTTCTTCATTTAAAGCAATAATATCATCTTTTACAATTAATGTTTGCTTTGCACCATCTAATTCTACTAAATCTTTAGCAGCTGATATTAGTACAGGCTGAGCTACAGGTAGTGGATTTGATATTGTATCTATTGGGTAGCGTTTGTTAAATGAACTTATTAATTCTTGTTCTGTATAATTGTCAATTTTATTTTTTTCTACTTCAACATATTTAACAACTGTTTTAATTTTGTCTTTTTGTTCATCTAATTTTTCCTGTAAATGAGCATCTAATTCATTTAAAATAAAGATTGTAGAATCATCTTTAGCAATTTTAACTTTTAATGAATCAACAGCTTGTGTTAAACTATCTTGCTTTACTTTAAATTCACTAGATAAATTTGAGTAATTACATTTATCAGCAAAAATCCAAAACAATAAAACAACAACAACTAAAGGGAATATAAACTTTTTCATATATATTTTTTATTTTTTAATACCAGCGTAATATTGCATTCTATTTTTAGTCCACTCATTTAATTCCTCAGATTCAGTTTCTTCGGGTTCAGTTTTTTTATTCATTTTAGCTTTACGAGCCTGTAAATATTTAGAACCAGCTAATAAATCATCTAGTTTTGCTTGTAATCTAATTTTAAGATCACGTAAATTTTGTAATTCATTTGATGGTTGGTCTGAGATGTCACCTATTGAGGGTCTAGAGCGTTTTGCTTTTAGTATATCACTTTTTACTCTAGATAAACGATCTTCTAAATCAGTATATTTCATAAAAGCCTCATAATCATCATCTGACATTCCACCAGCAGCTACATTAGCCATTTCAATTTCACCTTCTTCAGGTTCTTCTTCACCACTACCCATTGCTTTTGCAAATGATGCTTCAACTTCTTCATCACTCATATCACCCGCTACACCACCTTCAATTCCATCATCACCACCTACTTCTTCACCAGCTTCTGGTGCTGCAGTAGCAGGACGATTAAGGCGTGGAGCTCTTTGTTCACCTGATGGTATAATAACTCCATCAGCTACAAGAGCCATAAAATCAGCATTAATTGGATTTTGTTTTGGATATCCTAAAGCAGTAGCTACATCTGTTTTTGACATAGGTTCTTCAGTAGCTTGCATAGCAGTTATAATTCTTGCTTTTTTACCTGTAAAATCAGCAGCAGCTGCATCTGGGGCTAATTCATAGCGTACAGATACATTAGCCATTTCATCAAGTTCGTCTTCTTCTAGTGTTACTATTCCTTTTCTTTTTAATTCATCTTCAGCAGCTACTTTAGCATCAGAAGCAAGAGTACCATATTTTTTACTCTTTTTCATATCTTCTATTGAAGCTATACCAGCATATGTTTCTTCATTAATAACCTCTTGTATTGCTTGACGTACAATTTCTTGAAGATCAGTTTTTTTCATTTTATCAGTATTGTGCATATAAATATTAAATATTTTGTAAAATTGTAGCAATGCGTTCTTCTGTTGTACCTTCTACAGTAATTAAACGTTTAGGTTTATATTCTTGTAATGACATTTGAATAGCTATATCTATTTTATTACGATAATCTAAATCAGTTATTCTAATTCCATTATCTTCCATTTCAACACCACGAGGTGATACATAAATAACTATATCATAATAATCTTTAAGATTCATAGCTGCTTCAACAAATGTACGTTTTTCATAATCACTAATAGATTTAGCACCTAATGTAAATGAACATACATCCCATATTGTTCTATCAGTAATAATATTATCTACTAATAATTCACTAGCACGCTCAGCTAAAAATACAAATTGACCAGGTAATGTAGAATCAGTATTAAGTGGAATACCTAAATCACGTAAATATTTACTACGTTCTGTTTGTACACTATGATCTTTAAATTGCTCTAATTCACCTAATGCTTTTGCTAATGTAGTTTTACCTACACTCATTGTACCTGCTAATCCAATTTTCATAATATTATCTTTTTTTCGTGTCCTACAACTATCTTAGGATCAATATAAGATTTAAATCCTGCTCTTCTAGCTTTTTCTTGAAATGTAAAATCTTCCCATTGATCCGGATCTAATGGCTCAAATGGATCTATTATACGATCAAATACTTCTGCTTTAACAAGCATAAAACCCATACCGTTTGCTTTGACCTCTATTAATTCCTTTTTACCTTCTAAATCATCTGTTGTTATTGTCTTACCTTCTAAATCACAACAAGCATATAATGCAGATGATTTTTTATATATACCGGATACTATTGGTAAATTATGTTCTACTAGTGTTTGAAGCATTTTAAAATTAAATACCTGGTCGCTATCAATCCACATATAGTGAGTTGGTTTTAGCATTTTAGCTCTATCTAATAGCATCTGCCTATTATAAAATATATTAGGAACATAACCAGAAACATGAAACCATTTCCATTCACTAGGCATTGAATAAATTATATTAGTCCAACTATCTAGGAATTTATTAGAAAATTCACGACCAGGTAGAATAAATCCTATTTTCATTTACCTTTATTATTTATTTTTTTCATCTGCCGTGCTGTTTTCTTTATCTGTTTGGCTTCTTTAGCACGTGCTTTAATTGCTTTATCAGCACCCGCTTTATATTTAATATCTACAAAAACAGGACCTCGTTTAAATTGGTCTAAATCAAAAGTCCATGTTTCTATAGTTTCATCATCTTCATATACACGACTAAATTTCATATTATAAAGATAAAATATTAACTTTGCTTAAACTCTAGCACCTGCAGACTTACCAACTGAGGTTTTATAAAACGGCTGTCCATTAACGTCTTTTTTCTTTTCTTCCCATTGCTCTTTAGTATGTTTAATACCAAATAAATAATATTCTGCTAAGCGCTTATTACCTTGTGGTATAAGAGCGGGACCATCCCAATTGTGTATTTTTCCATTTAAATAATAGACGATACTACCATCTGCTGTTTTTATTTTCTTTACTTCCGACATTTTATTTTATTTTGTTAATTCAATAAGTGCTTCTTTTCTAATTAATTTTTCAGCTACATAAATACCATGAGCTCCTGACACTGTAATACCTCTAGCTGATAAGGCATCACCTACGAAATGCACATTAGAATATTTTGTAAGTGATAAATCATGATAATTAACTAATGGTTCTGGAGATAGATATTTTACTTCAGGAATATACATTCCCCAATCATCACCAAAATCAAATATTTTATTCATATCATCAATAAAATTCAAAATGTAATCAGCATATTTACCAAAAGCATTTTTAAATAGATTTAAATCACCAATATGTGTTGCTTTAACATCAACACCTTCAGATGTATTACCTATTGTTCTACCTTTTGAGTAATACATTCCTCCATTTTTATCAGACCAATCAGCTCCCATATCTAACTTTAATGTTTGTACTTTAGATACTACATCTCTACTCCATTTAAATGGATCTTCAATACCCTTTATTTCCATTAGAATACCAAAGTTAGTCATTTGGTTTTCAAATTCTTTTCCTTTCTTAGCATGACCATTATAACTAAAGTCGCCATAGGTTTCCTCAACAGCCACATAAGCTGCATTATTGTTAGTACAAAACGATCGTAAACTAACATTATCAAATTTTTGATATAGTTTAAAATCATAACTAATATCTATTAGTTTTTGAAAATATTTTTGTGGTGCTTCAAATCGAACACCTATTTGTACTGATTTAGGTTCATTAGGTAATTGATAATCATTTGCTAGTTTTTGAGCAAAATCAATACCTGATTTGCCTACTGCGAATATAAGTGTATCATATTCAAAGTATCCATCAGTTTGACCTTCTATTTCTATAAAAATTTTATTATCATTAAAATTAATATCAGTAACAGTAGTATTCCAATTAAAATTAACACCTTTATCTACTAAAAATGAATACCATGACTTAGCAATTTCATGTAAGAAATTACTTCCAATATGCCATACAGGAAACATTCTCAAACCAAAATATGGTTTAATAAATTCAGGTTCTTCTTGTGGATCAGACATGAATATTTCATCTGGTTTAGGATGAAAACGAGTAAAATTATCTACTACTTGCTTCATTAATTCCATAGCTTTTTCTTCACCACAATACTTAGATAATTGTCCACCAATTGATGTGTGATAAGTTAATTTACCATCAGACCACCCGCCAGCACCTAACATACCTGTCATTACTTCTTCAGGTAGACGATTGTGTGGGTCATTACCCTTATCTATAATAGTGATTAATTCACCAGGATAGCCATTATCTACTAATTTAGTAGCAGCATTAATACCTGCTACTCCAGCTCCCACAATTACAATCTTATTGCTCATCATCTTTCTTTTTTTTCTTAACTATAGAAATAGGTTCAATAACTTTAATTTCTTCAATAGGTTCAATTGGTTGTTCTTCTATAATTGGTTCTTCAATGATTGGTTGTTCTTCAACAATAATTGGTTCGTCAACAATAGGTTCAACAATAATTGATTGTTCTTCAACAATTGGTTGTTCAACAAATGGTTGTTCAACAACTGGTGGGGGTGGTGGTGGTGGTGTTTTTACTATTGTGCTAGTAATTTTAGATACATCAGCTAAGTATTGTAGGTCTTGTGCTTGATTAATTGAACGTTTGTAATCTTTCATAAAATTGTTTTTATAAATATAAATAAAAATTTTGACATTATCAAATTAAGGAAGCCCACCTTTTGGGGTGGGCCACAGCTCCAATATTTTAACTCTTACGAGCGAACAGGCTATGAATCTGTTCTATATGTTATATATTTGGAAATAAATTTTCTGGGTTTATAAGGAGAGCTCCTTGATTTATAGATGTATTTTCTAGAGCTTCTTTATTATTAACTTTTTTTATTGAGTCTTCGTTTATTTTTGAATATTTTAAATCCCCATCAGGACTAACATTAACTATATATCCTCCCTTAGGTCCCATCTTTTCATTTATTTTTTTAAGTAGAATAAGTTTCATCAAAGCACCAGCTGCATCTTCTTCATCATTTATATCCGTATCTCCAGGTAGTCTTTTTAAAAGATCATCTACTTTTTTATATATAAGAGCTATTAAAGGATAATTAGAAGATAATTTTTTAAGATCTTCATTATTATTAAGAATATTAAATGTCTTAAAAGCTTGTGTTATATCTTTTTTAGAGAATCTTAATGAGCTAGCTTGTTTATCTTTACCTACAGTAGGATCTATCGAAGATAATAATGAATGTAATCCAAATAAGGTATTTAATGATTCGATATTTTCTTTATCAGATCCTATTCTACCAAATGTCATACTTTTAGAATCATATGCTTTTACTTCAACACCTTCTCCATTAATAATTAAATCTGCTTTCCCACGGCCTGGGTTGCCAATAGCAGGTACAGAGGGATTTTGGTATGCAAATAACCAATATAGTGATATTTCTCCATTACCTGATCCTTTTGATCCAGCAGATTCCACATCTTGATCTTTTTTAGGAGGAGCTATAGGATATAATGCTTTAAATATTATAGCATCATCTCCATTAACATTTACATTATTTCCCAATGTATATTTTTCTTTTACTAGTGGAATATCTCCATTAGAGAGAAGAAGATTTGCTTTGCCTAAGGCATTTTTTATAACTTGATCGTATTTTTTATCACCTTCATTAATGATATCTGTTTCATCTATATTAAATTCCTTCAATATTTCCTCTAATATAGATTTCTTAATAGGATCATTCATATCAACAATCCCATCATGGCAACGAAATGACCACTCATTTAATATTTTATCTATAACTTCCATATTTTAAGCTTCAGCGGGTGGGGTTTCTTCTTCAGGTGCTGCTGGTGTTTCTTCAGGTGGTGCCTCGGGGGTTGTTGTTGGAGCTCCTGCAGCTGCAGTAAATGCTTCAGCTCCAGTATCAGTTTTTTCAACACCTCCAACTTCTACTTTTTCATCTAAAGCATAACTTAATTCTAATAAATCAGCTATTGCTTGAGATGCTCT